CCGACTTACTAAAAGCAAAGACTCCGGTGCAAGAATTCAAGTCTGACACACCAAGGGCCACCTCTGGGTCTAACTTGGAGAATATTCAGGAGAAAATGGCTCGGTTTGGACCTAGCGGTGTATCTGACGCAGAGTACAAAGTATTCCTAGATCATATGAGGAGATAAGCGATGCCAACGATAAGTACCACTGGAGCCCTGGAGGCTGCTAGCAAGGAGATGATCTCGACTGCTAGGTTCACAGCCGAGCACAATGCCCCCGTGTGGGGGTTGGTTAGCCACTTCACCTTGAAGAAGGGTGAGGATACTGGCATCTTCCCTAAGTTCGGGCAGTTCACTATCTCTGACCTCTCTGAGGGACAGGATATGGTAGATGAGCAGGACTTGGGCATGTCCTCTGTGAGCGTCACGACCTCTGAGGTGGGCGCAAAGGTAGTGCTGTCGTGGAAACTGCTCCGGCAGAACGTGGCGGCCAACTTCCAGACTGCTGGCAGGCAATTTGGTGATGCTTCCAAGAGAAAGAGGGAAGCGGACCTCATCAACCTGTTCAGTGGGCTCAACGGGGGGACTACGTTGGGAGCAGCAGCAGCGGCTTTCAGCGCAGCCAATGCGACAAGCTGTGTAGCCATTGCCAAGACTGATAAGTACGGCGAAGATCTGGCTATGATTGTGCATCCCAACAGTGCCATGCGGTTGGCAAGAGACACGACCACGGTAGGTAGCGGCACTGTCCGCCCACTGCCCGAGGGTTACTCTGCCAGACTCCTGCAGAATGCCTGGACTGGGCATGCCATCTGGGGGGTTCCCATTTTCGAGACTGGCAATATTAGCCGTGATTCTAGTGATGACATGATCGGCGCAATCATGGGCAAAGATGCGTTGGGAACTTTAACGTCACAAGAGCCGTTCCAGGGCAAGACCAATGACCTCTCGTTGAGGGCCTGGGAGCTCGTATACGTCGAGGACTATGCGGCTTTCGAGTTTGACGACACTCGTGGCGCACCACTCACTTATGATGCAGCCGACCCAGCAACTAGTTAATAGGACGTAAATAATGCCAACACCGCAGCAGTTAAAGGTCCGTAAGGATCTGGAGCAGCAACTCGCGAGGAAGGGTATTGCGATGGAACTCATCAATACCCCGGCTCCTCGCGCACAATGGTGGAAGCCAGTGGGGAATGGTTGGGTCAAGATGCCCAACCTATTGCCCGCGGATGCATACCATACCCAGTTATACATGGCGAAGGGGATGACCCTTATCCCGCCGGACACTGGGGCTCTGGTCCCATATGCTCCTACTGCGGAACAGGCGAAAGAATACGGAATCCCTATCCGGGGTGTGGCCCCGGTGGCAGCACCGCCTCCTCCTATAGCAGTTGACGAGGTGCCAGCTCCTAGTGGTAAGCACAAACACACGTATTACAGCAAAAGGCTAGGGGCTCCGTGCGTCGTGGAGGGTTGCGCTAAAACAAGGGAGGAGCCATTCAAGGGTAGATCAAAGTAAAGCAAGGGCCGTAACGATTGCCGAGGCCCGTAATATCGGTGGTCGCAGGACATAGAACCTGTAAATAAGGAGTTTGAAAAATGTCATTTCCGAATACAATTTATGGAAGACCGGGCTGGGAGAAAGTTCTAACTTCCAATCAGCGTCACAAGCTGGGGACTCGAATGGCCTTTGCTGATGGCAGGGCGTATAGGTATGCCGCTGTCGGTGGGACCGAGATAGCATCTGGGCGGTTAGTTCAGCCGGTAGCAGCGACTGCTGCTCACGATATGGATTTAGCGTGGTCTGCTGGTGCTGCCGTAGGGGCCACAACTATAACCACCGGGACCTCACTTACAGTCACCGAAGATCAGTACAAGGAAGGGTGGCTGTACACTAACGATGGAGCAGGGGAAGGGCAAATCTACCCGATCCTGTCCAATACCGCTGTTTCGAGTGCGGCTGGTTGTGTGTTCACCATTGATGAGCCCGATGGGTTCGTCATAGCCCTGACCGCCACTTCTTCATTGTTCGGCGTTATGCCCAACATGTACAGCGAGATCATTGTGCAACCCACCAGTATAACCCAAGCAGCGGTTGGCGTATCTCCAACGACTATGACATTAGATTATTATGGATGGATTCAGACGTGGGGGCCGTGTGCTTTGCTGAATACGGGCACCACTTGGGTCATCGGTGACCAGCTAGCATCAGCAGAAACAGGTGCTGCTGGAGCGGCCATACTTCTTGACAGCAGCGGTGCCCCGGACAACCAGAGTATCGGTTACGCTTTGGGGCCACAACCTGCTGATGCAGACTTTGGTTTTATGTACTTAACAATAGACCCGTAGGCGAGGAGTCGAGTAGCGTTAATGGCTAGGCAGGTATTTGACCGCAAAAATGCGATAGGGTTCTGGCACAGGGATGGTTTTTCATACGAGGTCAAAGATATGATCTCTGGGAAGAGGAGTATTTGGAAGATTTTCTTGGCAGACGATGAGTATGAAGATCTTGGTTTAGTCCAGGCATATGAACAGAAGTACCTGGAAAGGCAAGTGGACTTATGGAATGCCGAAGAAGAGGAGAAATCAAAAAGGCCAGCCATGGCACCGGAACAGAGAAAGGATCTAGGTTCTGTTTTACGTGAGTGGAAGGCTTCGGATGTTAGAAGGAAAGACACACTGACCCCTAGATACCATTCAATCCAGTGATGGAGAGGTGAAGCAATGACAACGAGAACAGTTCAAGATGGAGAGAATCTCCGATACGGCACTTTCGAGGAGGGGATCAACACCTTCTACGATACGTCGGCCAATGCGTACATCATTCAGGGTGATGACTCTGGTACCGTCTCAGACAGACTGGTGGTTGGGGTTTCTGCGGGTACGATAATTGGCAATGCGTCTCAGGTCACCATCTCCGATGGGGATGGTGGCACAGATCTGACTCCTGAGTTCCAGGTACTCGGAACTACTGGGGCAGATTCATCTATGATCCTTGGTTTATATAGCACTACAGACGCCCTCGGCCCGATGCTAGCGTTTGTAAAAAGTGGCAACGCAACCATAGGAAGCCAGACGGTAGTTGCGGACAATGAATACATAGGCCGGATTGTTGCCTTTGGTTCTAATGGCACAGATACTGAGTCTGCCGTGGCAGAAATCCGTTTTGTCATTAACGGTGAACCATTGACAAGTGGCAGTGATCTTTCTGACATGCCTGGGTCTATTGAGTTCCTCACCACACCCAATGCTTCTGAAACACTGGCAACGGCTATGACTATTGAGCAAGACCAGTCTGTGAATATTAAAGGGAACCTACTGGCCCAGGAAGGATCTGCGACTCAGGTAGTGCAACTCACGACCACTGGTAGCACTGGGGATTCCATCATCAAAGTCCAAATCCCGGCATCGGGAACTGGCAACAGCACCCTTCGTTTGGAACAGGGCGATGGGCAAGGGGCTGCCAATAACCACGGCTATGACATCTTCTATTCCGGGCAAGATGGACGCTTTGTTATCTTAACGCGAGATGAAAACGGAGCTGGCGCTGATGAAGATGTCCTGCGGATTGTGGATGGAACCACAGTCATCCTGGGTGATGCCGCCATCACTGCTGACAGTGCCTTTGACGATCACGATGACGCCATGGTGCTGTACCGTGCGTTCTCTGTGCCCCACAAAGAATACCTTGCGGGGCGAGGACTGCTTGCGAGTCGGCAAGAGGAGTTGATTGAGATTGGCGTATTGGAGCGTCATGCAGACGGCTGGATCGGTCACAATCCGCAGCGAATGGAGGCTCTCCTCGCTGGAGGTATCTATCAGTCGAGGGAGCGGATTGACCGCAACGCAGAGCGCATAGACGCCTTGGAGAAAGAGTTAGTTGCCTTAAAGGCAGCGTAAAGGAGTAACATGGCTGGATTTAACGCAGTTAAAGCACATTTAATTTCCGAACAAGCACGACTGGAAAAAGAATTGGGGGTGGTTAAGAAAGCCATTGACGCTTTATCTACCTCACAGGGGCCGAATGCGGCTGCACTAGTCCTCACTGTTAAGGCTGCTGGCGGGACTGCTGGCACCTGGGATGGAAACGGTCCATAACCATGCAGCAAGTAGAAGATAGGGTTCAGGAAAGCACCAATGGCAGGATTGGCACAGATGCAGTGGAACTGAATATCCTGGAACGCATAACGCTGCAACGCATCCTCCCTGTTGAGGGGGATTACATTACAGCCAAGACTGTCAGGGATCTACGGGATGCCATCGGGCTATCCGAGGAAGAGATTGCGGAGAGCAGGATTACTGTGGTGGGTGACAATCAGTACAGCATACCCAAGCTGGCTGCCTCTATCATGAAAGTCATTCCAATGGGTGAGATAGCCCGGTATATCGTCAAGAAACAATTGCAGGAGTTATCCGCACAGAAAAAGCTAGCCTTGGACTGTGTGCCCCTATATGAAAGATTCGTAGAGAGCAGCTAGCTTACCGACGGACTATCCGGCATATACTGCCCCATGTGGGGACGGCAAGGCCCAGCCTGGGTAACTGGGTTGGGTCTTTTAAGTGAGGTAACATGGCAGTCATACAAGGCAGAACCAGGGAGCAGATTCGGGTAAGCATTGGGTACGCTCTAGGCAAACTCTTTGAGGGCACGACAACCTCTTCGACGGATGCATGGTCCGTTCTGGACACCAGCCTACGTGGAGGGAATGACGAGCATATCGGCTCGTGGATAGTAGCCACCTCCGGCACTAATGACGGCGAGATACGACAGGCATCTGACTCCGCCACCGCTGACATCACAGTAACGCCCGCTTTCGGGGCCACCGTGCCAAGCGGGATGACCTACGAGTTATGGGACAGGGCGTTCCCTCCGGCTGCTATTCACGAATTTATCAACATGGCTATCTACGACGCGACTGGCAGGTTCTATGTGCCTGATGAGGACATCAGCCTGCACACATCCAAGAAGACATCTCGTTACACGATCCCATCTAATATCGCGGCGATCCGACGTATTGATTACAGGGCTGAGTTCACGGAGAAGAAACTCCT